GTAACGCCACGTACCGAATATGGTCCGGTATTCTCGAACAGCTACCAAATCCGGCAAAGCAGCATCGAATTCGGCATCGTCCACGAACCAGTAATCGACACCATTCTCTTCGTTATCGCGAGGAGGACGTGTAGTCACCGATACGACGCGCCGAAACCCTCGACGAGCAAGTTCTTCGGCAATGGACGTCTTACCGGAACCCTGCTTGCCAAGCAGGACAATATGATTGGTATAAGCACCGGTCATGTTACCACTTCCTTACCTGGAAATTGGCATGGAATATATCGTTGATCTCGTCAAGTCCGTCCATAATCTGAACATCGTACTCTTCCCAGGTTTCAATCGGAATATCAATGCGACGCTCATATAGTCTGCAAGGAATATCACGTCCAAGCATCCAAGCGTAGAACATATTCAGAGCGATTTTTGGTCCTGAAATATGAGGCGATATCTTGTTATGAGATTTGCGAGTGAATTTAAGTCGTCCGACTGGTCTTCTTGCCATGGTTTACTCCTAAAAATAAAAAGCGAATGGCCAAGTGTCATTCGCCAGCAATGTGTCAGTCGTGGTAGGCTTGGTCCGACAATGCTTTCAGATAACGTCGTACGACGTCAAGCTGTAGACTTGCGGTTCCGAGCTTGTCCATGACAATACACACAGCATGGTGTTTGCGTTCTTGGCCATTCGGCAGTTGATCGTAATATCCTTCGTTGAGACGACGGATCACGAGATCAACATTGTCCTCTTCCTGTTCTTTGTCCCAAAGTTCCTTGACGCGGTCCTTTGCAGTACAGAACAGATTCTTGGATGTTGTCTTGATATCCATATTTCTCCTTTTTGTCGGTTATTCGGTCATTAAAGGCCATGGATGAATCGCGATCGACAATATGGACACCTGATATCAAAAAGCCAAAGCCGCATGTGTGAAATGCGGCCTTAGTCTTAGATGTCATTAGTCATTATTTAGATTCATGTCATCAGCAGTGATCGGATTCTCCTCGTCATCCTTCTCTTGAGCTTTCTTTCCGATGTGGTAGAGAACGCCGAAACCGACGATTCCTACCAGCATCGAAATAGCAAAGTAGATGAGGCTACTGATAGTGTACTTTCCGAAGAAGGTGCTAAACTTCATGATAACTCCTTTATTGATGGTTAATGGTTCTCATTAAAGGGTATGTTTCATTTGCGATCCAAAATATAAAGCCAAAGCCGCATGTGCGACTCTGGCTTTTGACGTAATCCTATAGATCACATGTCAGATCTTCGGTTTGGGCAGAAACCCGAGACTTCTCGAACTGATGGTGTGATTTGCTTCGAATCCTAGCAGGATGACGATTCCAGCGAGCGAGATTCCGGCTTTCACGAAGGTTTCGATCAGGCTCTTCCGATGGTCATTATAGTCGTTCTTGACGGCGACCAGCGACTTCAGCAATTCCAGATTGTGGTTCGTTATTTCATCGTGACGCTCCACAACCGAACTCGTGACGTTGCCGTCGCCATCAAGAGTGTCTCTTGTGACTTCGGAAGTCCTTGTCAAATCGTCGTTCGAATCGGATTCGTTCTCCGGATTCATCTCCTCTTTGAGACGATCCAAATACGCATCGATCTGTTCATCGAACTTCTGATTAATGCTCTTTGATTGATTGGACATGTTTGCTCCTTTCGGTTATGTTGTCATTAAAAGCGATGATTCATGCGCGAAAAAAATATAAACGCCATGTCCGGTCTCAGTGGTGGTACGTGGCGTTGAAACTATACTCAACATATCGGATAAATGAGAAGCCGTGTGGTTAACGGCTTGCCATTATTAGGATTGATCAAGCTAGAACAATCCGCAGACAATGAGGACAATCGCAATAACGAATATAGCGATGATGGCGATTGCGCCCCAGACGACGGTCTTGAAAATAGTCTTGATGAGGTCCATAATGACTCCTTTGGTTGATATATAGCTTCTCATTAAGGACTATGATTAATTCGCGAATATATCATCAAGCTCCTTGCCCAAACAAAATATAAACCATACGCATCATCGGACAAGAAGCAAAGCAGATGGCTCTGCTTCTATTGATCATTCCTGATTAGAGGAAATGGTGTTCAGTGTTCTTGCGTCAAAGCGATCACATAGTACTCTCCAGCGAGAGCGGCGATTGCGATGGCGATGGCGGAAATTCCAGCGAACATGGTTTTCTCCTTTAATGATGGTATGGTTCTCATTAAAGGGTATGTTTCATTCGCGACTGCAAATATAAAGCCAAAGCCGCATGTGCGACTCTGGCTTGATGATCATTCATCAATATACATCGTTTCAGCGATCTTTTTGGCAATTTGATCTCGACGTCCGTGTCCCCACGTAGTGATGGTTATGCACAAGGTTGGATGATCGTAAAATGGATACGTTACTATGGCATGGTCATAGCTCTTTACGTATGGTAAAGAGCCGACCACGTTAAGAATCGTATTCACTTGATCTTGGTCCTTGCAATATCCATCGGCAGTGAAAGATTCGGTTCGGTTCAAAATCTTGTCGATGATAAGCATGATTACTCCTTTGATATTGTTGAATTTCTTCAATAAAGGACATGTATCATGCGCGAAAAAAAAAGAGCAAGCCGCGTGTGCGGTTCACCTTTTTAGACGAGAGTGATGGTCTTCAGATAATCTGCGAATGCGCTCATGTCTTCCGGGTTAGTACTGACCATAGCCACCCGAAGCTTATTCGTCTTGGTCGTAAAAATACCGCTCTCCATTTTCGCCGGATCGCAGTGGTTCTTGACCCACTGAACAAGCTTCAGGCAAGTGTGCTGGCTGTACTGTTGGCTGACATAAGTAAACGTATCGTTCATGATTGCTCCTTAATGATGGATTCTCTTGTCATTAAAAGTCATGTACGATTCGCGTCGAGGCAAAATATAAGAGCCCATGCGCGTGGCATAGGCTCTTATATGCTGACTGCCGAGGAGTAGCGAATGTCATTCGACAACGCTCTCGGCGGTGTCGTCTGAATCAGTCGAAGTGTTCCACTGATCCTTGGCTCGCTTGAGCAGCTCGTTGATGCCCCAGCTCAGTGCCATGCAGACACCGGAAACCGTGGCCAGACCGGCTGTCGCGGCGCCCATGCCAGGGACGTGACCGAGCTGCGTGCAGACACCGGCGATCGTGATCAGCAAGACGCTGAGTGCTGGCAGATATCGACGTGCGGTCTTGACGAGGCTGTCGTAACCTGAATCGGTGATAAACGACGTGTTCTTATCGGCGTGTTCGGCCATAATACATGATCCTTTCTTCTATGGTTTGCGTGAGGAAAGCATAAGAGCCTATGCACCACGCATGGGCTCTTATACTTTATTCTGAAATGATTGCCTCTATGACGGCTTTTGATTTACAGACTTCTTTTTTTGGGGGACATGATGTATTTCAAACCCTTAGCGATACTTCTACTAGCAAACCAAGGCATATATTTCAACTTGAAACTTACACATCTTACCAGTCCGTCTTTTTTTTTTTTTCGATGACTACGCATGGTATGCGAATATCACCGTCATATACGACAGTGGTAAGCGATAAGCATCCAAGATGTGTTATACCCTTGATCCTTAAGTATCCGTTCTTGAGCTGTGCTTCATAGTTACCGTTAGGGACCTTGTCATTGTTCATAATGGTTCCTTTAATTAAGGGACATACATGTCACGCGACGTCTTAATGATCCATAGTACTATGGACCGACGAAATCGATTTGAACGGAAGGTTCGATACGTCATTGATAATTTTCTTCGCCATACCGTTTGATCCGGACTCCAGATAAGGATCGCCAAGATACTTCATGAAATTGTCGTATTCCTCATGGGTAATCCATCCGCGTTCAATGAACTTCTGCCCCTCATCTATGATTTGGTAATGCACCATACCACGGGTCATAAGAACTTCAGTATCTTTTTGTTTTGATTTATACAGGATCAACGTCCATAATCCACTAGATGTAAACACCGATCCAATGATTGTAACTATCATTTCGATCCAATGCATCGACGTGATCCTTTCTATATAATATATCGGAGCCTCCGATATAGGACGCCGGTGAAGTGTTGGTGGTCGTCGCCAGAATCGTGCCGACCGGCCAAAACGTATTACGAATCTTCGCAATGAGGTGCTGTACACCTGCCTGATCCAAATATGCAACCATTATAGGTCTTGCCTTTCCGTGAGGAGTCGGCAAAACCGGCGGAGAGAAGACGCATAGACATACGTATGGTATTGTGTTTGGCACCAATTATGGAATGACTGTATTGTCGGACAGCCGAGTATCGCCACAAATGGGTATCGTTGATTATTCTCTAACCGATGGTAATCGTATTCGGAGACAAGGCATTCCACCTATCAGTACGATCCGTCATGGTTTCGCAGATCCGGTTTATGGCTCATATGGCGATAATAAACAGCTGGATCTTCGAATGAACGAAGGAAACACCGCGAGAGAATCATCAATGGAACCATACGTTGCAGTGTATATTTGGCGTCGCACCGCTTAAGCAGTCCTTCTCCACACATACACCGCAACATACGGCTGAAGACTCGACTCGGAATACGACTGTTCCTCGGTACCGTTCGAACGAGGCGATCTTGAGAACGGCTGGGAGAGATCGTGATTGCCGGGAGCAATGCTTCGACGTTCGACGCCGCCTTGGGCATGGTGCGTCCAAGTGACAGAGAGTATACCGTTAACTAGCTCCTCCATACCAAGCGGTAGCCAATGACTATGCGTCTTGCTTCCGCCGGTTTTGCCGACGGTGAAATCTGTATCGGTGTCCGATGCAGAGACCATTACTCGTCCCTGCGCATAGCGTTCCCAGGTGCCACCGAATAAACTCGCTGGGGACGTGCTATTAGTGCTAAAATAGAGAGATCCAACGGGCTGGATCCGGTCAAGAACCTTCTTGACTAGATACCGAACTCCCCCCTCGTCAAGATAAGCTACCATGATATCATACCTCCTAAAATATCATCTAAATTCTAAAGAAATCGTCAATCGTGCTGTTGGATATCGATCCGATCGCATCGAGCTTCGCCTTGTCGGCTTTGGGCATCAGACCGTCCTTCGAGGACGTGGCGAGACCGATGGCCGAAGCGTAATCGCCGGACAGACCGTCGAGCTTCCGCTTATCAGCGGACGACATGAGACCATCGGCCGACTGCGTGGCGGATGGATATGCGGTGATGTCGGTCCATGGTCCCCACGTCGTACCACCAGCAGCACCGTAGTGACGGACAAACACTGTCTTACGGCCGTTTCTATTGGATGCCTGGAACGGTGTAATATAGATCTGTATTGATTCTCTCTCGCTTAATTGCCTGACCAGAAGCATACCGAGTGTTGGGCCTATATCAGGCATGTTCTTTATGGTTGTACTTTCACCCCAGTTAATATTATAGTAGCCAGAGCTTTTATAATCATTCAGATCGGTATTACCAGGAATGTTATCCAGCCGATCAATGGTCTTCAGCGAATGCAGAAGAGACCAATCACTAGTAGCCATAATACCGGAATGACTCGCGTTAGCCGCATCGACGTATTCGCTGGCTACAGTTCCAGCGGCGTTATTGGTGAAATGCAATGCCGGAACGCTGCCATGCATCTCTACATTAACATGTTCGAAATAGTGTTTGCGAACCCAGTCCAGATCGTCATATTTGCCTTTGGATAACAGACCGTCATGTTGGCTATCGGCAAGCGGATATGTCGTGTTCGTATCCTGTGTCTGGAACGTGAAGGTCGTGTCGTTACCGCGTTTCACCGTGATGGTCCTGCCGTTCGCGGTGATCTCCTTCACATACGTCGAGGCGATGTTCTGACCGGTGGAATCGTTGGTGGCGGCATTGGCGTTGGCGACAGCTGACGTGATATCACTGCCCGGATGTTTATGGGCTTTGGGAGCGAATATGCCAGTGAGAACGCTCTTCAACACGGACCACAACACGATTCTGGTGCCTGCGGTGCCCTGCGTCGAGTCGATGATGAAACAGTCGGAATCAGCCGGTGCTCCGGTGATCTTGGTATAACTGTTGATTCGCGCCATGACAGCCTCCTATCAGGATTCGACGACCCACTGGGTCACTCCGGAAGCACCGGGCTCCCAGACATTGCCGGAGACCGTTGAAACCCATCGCTTGCCATTATGACGGACCACGGCGCCTTCGGCATAGGCGTTGTTCGCATCGGTCGGCTGAATCCATCGTGCGACCCCATCGACGGGCTTTGTCAGATTCATCCACTTGTCGGTATTCGCATCGGGAACCGTGTTGGCCGGGACCTCGCCAATGGCCTGATACAGGCTCTGCCGATAACGGACGATGTCGTCTGCAATGTACGTCTTCGACGCATCCCAGTTCGGGAGAATCGCTGTGATCTGCATCAGTTCGTCCGTGGATAGAGACGGAAGGATTTTCTGTATAATGAGACGAATTATCGACATTTTAACGGCCGTAATAGTCACACTGGCCTGGGCGTCTGCCTTCTCCTTGGCGATCTTATCGAGTTCTTCAGCGGTATACAGGATGTATCGCTGGATCTCTTCCTGTTCGTCGTAGGCTTCCTTGGCCTCAACACCTGGGACATCAATGATGGTCTTTACATCCTTGCCGAAGACGATCTTATGACCGTCCTCATCGAGAACCGGTTCGCCATCCGGACCAGTCTCGTAGTATTCTTTGAGCACCTCGACATGAGATACTTCCTCGACGCCTTCAACAGCGTCATGATGGACAGTAATGGTCTCGTCAACAAGCTTGCCGACATTCAGATCAATGTCTTCCAGCTTGAGTTCGTTGCCGTGTGCATCGAGAATTCTTGTCATTTTGACTCCTTAACTAAATGGTGAACATTTGATCAATCGTAGCGTTCGAAATTGGGCTCAACACTTTCGGATCCAGTGTTGAGTTGCGAATGAAATCCTGGAATTGCGATTCCCATTGCTTGATCAGGTTCGCCGAATCGAACGTGTTATTCACCAGTTCGGCGAATGGGGTGTCGCGCCCGATTTGATTCGTTATGTTCGACTGGGAAATGGCCGTGGCACCGTTATTGACGCGAATGTTGGCAAGAACATACTCACAGACCGTTGTCGTGTTTTCGAGTTGTGGTCGTGACGGCGAACCGGACGCCTGTCCTTGTTTGATATAGATTTGATTCCGTCGAACTGACGTCGACTTGTCGACACGGAGCACCACCGCATCGATGCGAGGCATGGACGGCGATGAAGCGGCCAACGTCATACGTTCGTCGGTGGTGACCACGGTCCACGTATGATTGAACCATGCTCGACCGGTGCCGACCGCCACCGTCATGCCGCCGACGGCGGTCACGACCATGCCCTTGCCCCATGTGCGGAAGACGCCATCATTGATGACCCCATCGAACATGGAACCGAAAGTATCGGCGTCATACGTTCGGTCGTGATTGACAGAATTGAAGAATCCTGAAGTATATGTCATTACGATCTCCTTTCGATCAGATGAATCCCTCATTGATGGCATTGCCGTAATTATCCAGCACGTAATTGCCGTACGAATCCTCAAGCGCATCGATGCCTTCGGTGGAGAACGGCTCGAACGTCGGATACTCACGGTAGCCATTGTCGTCCTCATTACGAACGTATTCGGTGATGCGCGCTTTTTTGTTGACGCCGTAGGTGTTGTCGAACTGAATGATGTCACCGATCTCGTAGTCGCGATGATACCGAACCGAGCCAAGCAAAGCGATTTCGGCATTGAACGAATTGTTCGACTTCTGCGCTTTCAATTCGTCTCGGCCGTACTTTTCCAGTTCAGGATATATGTCGTGGTCTGGACGAGGATGGTTATCAGCATCGTTCAATTTGGCGTCGGAATCCGTATAGAACGTTTCCCGGATATCCCAACCAGAACGACCGGAGTTGTTCGGCACGTATTTGATCAGACGACGGGTCACGTTGTCCTTGGTCTCCTCGGTCGAGGCGACGTATGCCGAATTATAGAATTCGGTATCGTCTTCGATGGTATCCGAGGATATGAGATTGTCGAATCTCGGCGAAAAGACCATATAGGGATTCTTGATCTGTTCATATGAACGATCGGTACCTTCGAGAACCGAAAACGACAGATAGGACGATTGCCAATGATCATCGGACTTCAGATCGAGAGAGAACCCCAAGTCATAAGTATCGCATATCGTCTTGATGGCGTCATAGACGTAATCGCCATCGAATTCGAAGGTTTGCCTGTACTTCGGATCCAGTGGTTGTGAAGAATCGATTGCCATTTTGAAGTTCGGAATCTTGCGTGCAGGTTCCGAAGGTTTGATGATGTTTTCGTTCAGTATCGTCTTGATGATCTCTCGAGGATCGATCGATTCATACTTGACTTTCTTCGGAATCACCCTTCGAAGCAGCAGCGATTCAAGCGAACGTCCGGAGATGATTAATTGGTCACCTTCTTCGATGTCCGTACTCAGTTTGGTCTTCTCAATGATCATGACGTCATTGCGAGTCTCGATCTTCTTGCCGTTCTTATCGTATACGAACGGTTCTATCAGCCATAGGTAAAAGCCTCGAGGGAACATATTGATGTTGACCATGGAAGCTGGAAGGTAGAGTTCGAAGTCGCCATACCCGGAATATCGTTCGGTCCAGATAAGCGAACTGAACGTATCACATAGGCTGACGACTTCGAAACTCTTATCGAGCACGAACAGCTGCATGGAACGTTTGTTTAACTGTTCAGCCATATAACGTCACACTCCTGTATACAACGTTTCGTTCTCGATCGACATGTGGATGTTATCCACACCGGAATCGGCGGAATACACGATGGTATTCGCACCTTTATGCAACGTGATGAATCGCACGTCTCGATTGATGGCGTTGAGAATGTTAGTCGAGATACCGTCTCGAATGATCTCAACGTACTTCTGCTTCGGCACCGTGCAAATAACCAGTTCATCGCCTTTTCGGATGCCGTCAGAGATGATCTGTCCAACCTTATCCGTAAAGACGTCAATCTCCTGACCGGCATCCTCATTGTAGATGCGAATATTATTCACCGGGCCATCAAACGACATACGGATGATCACGCCGACTTCTGATTCGCCATCATACATGATATTTTTCGAATGTATATTCTGAATGGCACCAAACCACAACGCATTCGGTTCGCTCACCGGATTATTCGTCCAGTTGAACGGGAATTCGAACACCGGTTCGATGTTGGAGAACGATGTGATCCTATTCAGATCGTTATCTATCCTGAACCATGGATCGGGGCATTTGACAACGATCGACGACGACTCTTTTTCGGAAAATATCGAAATCTCGTTTGATTTGACGATGCCGGTCGTGCGAACCGAACGGGTGTCGGCATGGAACACCAAGATGACTTCCTCTTTTTCGGGGAAGTACTTGTATATTCCATGCCGAAGATCCTCAATGTTCTTACCCGATTCCGGATAATACGCGAGGTTTATGGTAATCTCACGCTCATCCTTACGGGCACCATTGAAGATCACACCATCGGTGGTGACGGTATTGCTGGTTTGAAGCACGGCATCGACCGGTCCGAGACCGTCAATGGCGACGACGTTATAGCCAGTCGCCATTGGGTTTCGGATGGGGAGATCGAGCGTGTCACCACGAGCATTCGTAACAGTCATAGACTGAAACATCATCGACCTCCATTTCGATTCATTTGCTCGAATTGACGGAACTGCGTACGGGTCTGCTTATAGATATCATAACGACTGAGCGCCTTCGGAGAAGTGTTGTTCTGCGTGAAGTCGTAGTTGTTTATGATTTGCTGAGGGGTCTTCTCAACACTTTCGGCAGCACGACCGACATCCCTCTGACGAGGAATCGCAGTGATCTTGCCAATCATCTTGGACGAATATCCGATACCGACTGTGTCGGACAGCATGGAATTCAGATACGCGGCTTGACCCTCGACGACCGATAGATCCATCACCGGAGTAATGGTCGGATTGACGTCGAAATCCGGAATATCGATCTTGCCGATATTGCTCAGCGAAGAATCGACGACATCGATACTTCTCGTCATCATGGTCTTCGCGGCTTGAACGACGCCACCGACATTATCGGCGATACCGTTCTCCAGGCCCTTGTCGAACCACATACCGACCTTGGCCATGACACGTGACGGCGAGTTGATCTCGCCTGCTTCCCTGGCTGCCTCAACGGCATTCGACACGGCATCTGCTGCGGCCCGGCTTACAGCATCGGAATTGCGTGATATGCCCACGGCCAAACCAGCCGCAAGGTAGGAACCGGCACGCTCGAAGCTTCCTCGATATGCACGAGCGCCATCGACGGCGGCGCTCAGCGCGTTATTGAAGATACCCGAAAGGTCGCCGATGCCCGAACGCATGCCGCTGCCCAGACTGTTCGCAAGATCACGTCCCTCTTGCGAGAAACGACCGTTGTACGAGGAAATCGCCTGAGCAACCAGGTTAAGGCCGGTACGAGTGGCTCCGATTATCGGCGTGAACGATTCCTGCCAAATCGAAGCGAAACCACTCAACCAAGTGGCGAGAGCGTTCAGTGCCGAACGGATCTGATTTGCTCCGGTATTCGTGGCATTCGCAGCGGTGCTCATCTGAGTGGAGAGATTGTCACTTAGATTGATACCACTGAAAGCGGAATTCAGGGCATTCACAGATCCAGTCAAGGTCGTTGTGCCAGTGCTCAACGCCGTGTTCAAATCGGACAGACCAGTACTAATGGAACCATTGGCATTTTGAATGGCCCTGACCAGAGACATAAACGATGTCGCGGCGAGTGTGGACACGGCTTGCTGGAATGCTGTGACTCCTCCATACTCGGCCGGCATTCCGCCCATGACCTTGGACAACGAACCAATGGCAGTGACGCTGGCCGAAATATTCGAGAAGTCCAATTCAGCTACGTGGGATGTGTAGTTCGACAATCCGATACCGAGCTGAGTTGCGGCCGTGATGAATCCGACTGATGTGCCTTCCATCTTCATGCCGCCAAGACCGTTGACGACATCGATCAACGAACGCAACGGAGCGAATGTCGGTATGATGGCATCAGGCGAAACCTCGGAAACGGCGTTATAGTATCCAGCCAAACCGTTGCCAAGCTGCGTTGCGGCGTTATTCATGGGTCCGAAATCGCCGACCTGACTAAAGTCGCTCTTCAGAATCTCGTTCAACGACTCGACTGCTGGAACCGTCTTCTGAATGGCGTCGATATTGACTCCATCACCAGATACGGCTTTGCCATATCCGGCAAGCGCTTCGCCGAGACCCTTCAGGCCTTCAGTGAGCGTGTCCCAGCTCTTGCCACCGGCGATCTTCTGCCACCAACCGTCATCAGAAGGAATGTTCTGAAGAACTTCGTTCAACTGCTTAATGGCTGGAACCGTCTTCTGAATGGCGTCGATATTGACTCCATCACCAGATACGGCTTTGCCATATCCGACAAGCGCTTCGCCCATTCCAACGAGTCCGGTGGACAGCGTACTCCAATCCTTACCACCGGCAACTTTCTGCCACCAACCGTCATCAGAAGGAACAGCGTTCAGCACACCGTTCAATCCGTTGAGTGCTTCGATAGAAGCGCTTATCGGTCCGGTCTGAAGTCCAGTCACGGTAATGCTGTACATCATCAAAGCCATGCCCATCTGGACGAGGCCATTAGATAGCGTACTCCAGTCCTTACTACCGGCAAGTTTCTGCCAAAGCCCATCGTCGGCAGGAAGTGCATTCAGCACCTGTGTTAGCGCTTGAGCAGCCATGGCAGACGACATGATGGATACTGAATCCAAACCAGCAACTACTGCGGAGTAGTCGTTCAATGCTTGGCCAAGCGGTACCAGCTTGGTTCCGAAATTCTCAATACCATTGCCACCGGTTATGAAACTGGTGATAGCATCGAGAAGATTCGAAGCCGTAAGTTTGAGCACCACATTAGCCAAAGTATCAACGGCCGTTGCGACAGAGCCATCGATCTCTTTGGCACCGGCAATAAATGGCTTCAGATTGTTCATGAAGTCGGACAAACCGGTAGCCAGCGACGGCAGTGAACTTCCGATAGCCCCCATGATGGCGCCGGTAATAGCTCCGGCAATGGATCCGATAAATCCGCCAAGTGCGGCTCCGATCTTCGCCATGAATGCGGCGCCTTCAGACACTAACCAGTCGACGCCGGGTATCTGCTTGATAGCACCAGCGGCAACGACGATCGCAGCGAGACCGGCGATAAATGTCGCCAAAGCGGCGACGCCACTCATAGCGGCACCGATGTTAATCAGGCTCATGATCGCTGCGGTTGCAGATATGGCCAGAATGGTTCCGGACAACGACGCTGCAATGGCGCCAACATTGTCGATGTTCATGGCGGACATCAGTCCGAAGACCAATGCCAACTCGGTAAGGATTGCAGCCATTGCCGAACCAACGGCCAGAGCACCGAGGACATTCTTCTTCGCGGTCTCCATGATCTTGAACGCGCCGGTCATGGCGATCAAGGCCGTCGATAGTGATACCGCCGATGCCACGGTGTTGACTGGATTCAGCAGATTCATGAGTGCAAAGACACCGGTAAGGGCTGTCATGAGCCCGATCATGGTGCCGCCAACCATCAGTGCTCCAATGACGTCTTTCTTCATCTTTGCCAAAGCCTCGAACACCAAGGCCATGACTCCAACGGAAAGAAGTAGCGAGGTAAGCACCGATGGATCGAGATTACGTATCGAATCGGCGATGCCAGTGAATATGGCAGTCATGATATTGCCAAGAGCTGCTGTAATCTCCGGAGCATGACCGGCCACAGCGTTAAGTGCCGCAACCAGAATAGTCACAAGACTATCGGTGATGGTATCAGCGTGTGCGGCAACCACCTGCAATATCTTATCGATCATCGAGACGACGGTTTCGGCGACTGCCGGAACTTGCTGGATAAGCCACGCCATAAGATCCCTGAGAATCGACGACAACGCTTCGAGAATCTGAGGCAAGGCAGCCACGATCACCTGAAGAACGCCGATCAACGCGGTCGCCAACGACTTCGCCAATGCCGGGATGAACTGGATCAGAGCGTCGAGTGCCGTCATCAGAATGCCACCGGCAGCGGACCCAGTGGCTGCGAGAGCGGTGAGGCCAACTCCGGCAAGTGCCATGCCAGCGCCGATGGCGAGGCAGGCGAGGCCGAACACACCCATGGCTTTGGCGACGGCCATGAGCTCTACGGCCATCGGACCGAGAACCGTGCCTGCGAATCCGAGTCCTATAAGAGCTCCATAGAATCCAGCCAACCCGGTAACAAGCTGCTTGATATCCATCGATCCCATAAGACGGATAGCGACGGCAAGGACCGTGATTCCAGCGGCGAATGCTATCATACCGGCAGCCTGGCCTGACATGTTCTGAGGCATAAGATTCATGGCCGCGACCATGCCGACCAAAGCCAGGCCGAAACCGCTTAGACCCTTGGCCAGGCTATTCAGATCCATTTCACCAAGGACCTTGATCGGAATGGTCAACGCTACAGCCGCCGTGGCAAATGACAATATAGCGGCCGAAGCCATCAGCATTCCGGCGAATTGGCCGTTGAATTTGCTGAATAGCGCCATTACTCCGGCGAAGGCGCCTAGGGTGATGACTAAAGCGCTGACGCCTTTGGCGAGGTCATCAAGATCCATGCCGCCGAGCACCTTGATCGGGACCGCAAGAAGAACCATGGCGATCGCGAATGCCATGATGGCTGCTGCGGACTTCCCGTAACTTCCGCCCATGCCTTGAATATAGCCAAGACCAGCCATTGCACCGGCGAGGACACCCAGTCCAATGGCGACGGCGCTGATACCCTTGGTAAGGTCGTCAAGATCCATAGTACCAAGGATCTTTATTGCTAGAGCGAGGGGGATCAAGGCAGTTGCCATCAAGAGAATATTCTTGCCGACACCGGAATAATCGGCACCGAATTTGGCACCGGCTCCCAGACCGCCCATGGCTGTGGTCAGAAGAACGATACCCAGTGCGACGGCATTCATCGAACGCGCAAGGTCATCGGGTTTGACACTCGCGATCATGAGAATGGCTTCGGCGAGCACGACCAAGGAGGAAGCCATCAATACGAATCCAACGCCCAACTTAATCATATTGGTGCCGACGGCATTCAGTCGTTCAGGCTTGACCGTTCCCATCAAAGCAATTGATCCGCCAAGAGCGACGATCGCAATGGCCATCGACCCAAATATCACCGCGATTTGCGCTGGATCCATGTCCTTGAGCATATAGGCAGCTTCGGCCATAAGCTTCATGGAAGCGCCGAGCGCTACCATGGCCAAAGCGACCTTATTCAACGCATCGAAATCAAAGACCAGTTTCCCGGCTTTGTTGGTTATGGATGCCAGAGCGCTTAGTCCAGTCATCATGCCGGTCATGACGGCGATAATACCTGTCATGGCGCCAAGAGCCGGCATGATCTTTTCGGTCCTGATGGTCGACAATTGTGTTAAGGCGTCAGCAAGCCACTTGATCGATGCGGCAATAGCGGCGATCGAAACAATCTTAAACGACTTGGCGAAATCTTTGAATGAATTGCCGATATCGTTAAGGGTGTTCTTCAAAGCGCCCTTGAATGTGGAAGCTTCGAGTTCGTCACCGACTTCATTCAAGCCTTTGATGAACTTTCTAAGACCGACTAGCACACCAGTCAACAATCCACCATTGATCAACGACATAATCTGATCAAGAGTGATCTTACCGTTAAGATTGCCGAAGAATCGCTGAATAGCTTCTCCGATTTTCCGAACACTATCAGCTATCCAATCGAACGCTGGACGAAGTGATCGAATCGCAGAAGAAATCTTATCCGAAACTTTCTGAGCGATTTCCGGAACCGAGCCGAACTTCACTTGGAAGGCCGTCTGGAATTCAGTACCGTAATTATTGACTTCTTGAGCGCAACCAGCCAACGTCTTGCTGATGATCCCGAGAATATCCGGAAATCCGGAAGTGCCTTTCTTCGCGCCATCAAACAGGCCATCGAATACGCCGCTGATAGAATCGCCAATGGTCTTGAGAACCGTTCCAAACGATGAGAATGCAGCTTCCCATAGCTTGACTGCATTGGTAACAACCTCGGATTGCTTGACATATTCGACGAATGCTTTGGTGCCATTAATAACCGATGAAGCGATATTAATGAATGATCCAGCGACTTTACCAAGAAAGTCCAGCAGTATTCCGAGGGCTTTGGCTGCTAAGTCAACAACGCCAAGAAACGCTTTGAACACCGTAGCGACGCCTTTGGTGGTATTAGTGATGACATTGAGCAATTGCGGAGACGGCTTCAGACCTTCCGTGAATTTACGGAATGCTTCAGTAAGCGCATAAATGGTGTCACCACTCATGCTAGGCATGACTTCGTCCCAAGCCTTGCCCACCGCCTGAATGATCGTCTTCAGAGAATTCCAAACATTAGCTAGGCCCTGAATGACGTTCTCTCGACCGGACATCCGCTGCATCTTCTTGGCGAAATCATCAGCGGAAATACTACCATTTTGAAGGCCTGCATTAAGCGCATTCAGTTGGTTGATTTGCTCATTGGTTATGCCGAGATTCTGTTTCTTTGCATCGTCATAGCCATTGACCTCTTGAGTCAATTGGTTAACGCTATCTTTCAGAATATTAGCGTTAACCCATCCTTTTCGCAGCGACTTCTCAAATGAGCCGTATTCCTGAATGGCTTCGCTTGCTCCGACACCGGCTGCGTCTCCGGTTTCCTTTAATATATCATTAAATCGCTGGGTATCGACGATTCCTTGATTCACCAGCTGCTTGTATCCGGACGAGAATCCGGAAGACAGTAGCTGGTTTCGAGCCTGCGATTGGGCGTTGATGATGTTATTGATCTCATCGGAAACACCAGTCCACAAATCTTTGGCTTCTTCGAAGTCGCCAAACAGAATCTGCATGGACTGTGACCAACCAGATCCGACTGCTTCCTTGGCGGTATCAATAAGCTGCGAGAATGTCTTGACCTTGGTCGCCGCATCCTGAGCGGTCTGGGCGAGCTGGACAAGCTGACGAGCTTCTTCATCGGTGTAGCCCTTGGAGACGAGCGACTGAACGGCCTTCTCGACATCAGTGATATCCATGGCTAGGACGTTCAGCGACTGGGTCAGAACATCTGAAGTCAGCCAACCTTCCTCAAGCGAGTCGCGGAAGGAACCCTTTGCTTTGATGAACTGTTTAGCGCCAGTTTGAAGTTTCTCAGAAGTCTGAACCAACAGATCCTGAAAGACCTGGCCGCCCATGCCAGCGTTGACGACCGAGTTCCAGTCCATAAGCTTGACCGTACCGGTAGCCAATGCCTGGGACAGCTGATACATGGCTGTCGAAGCTTGCTGAGAACTCGAACCAGAAATAGCTGCGAGATTAGCAATACCCTTGATCGAATTCACCGACGTTTGCAGATCGACACCGGCAGCTGTAAACGTACCGATGTTCCTTGTCATTTCGGTGAAATTATAAATAGTCTTATCGGCGTAGGTATTGAGCTGATTCAGAGCAGTATTGACCTGAGCGAGGTTGGTTCCCTCGCTCTGGGTGTTGGCAAGAATGGTCTGAACCGAGTTCAGCTGAGTCTCATACTCTTCGAAACCGCTACGAATGCCATTAGTCAGATTACTGGCAAGTTGCATACCATACGTAGCCGCTTTGGCCGCAAGATTACCCATGGCAACAACGCCGATGGCCTCAAGAGTCTTGAAATGCGGTTGAACTGCATCAAGCTGCTCGCTGATAGGTGTGGCCTTGAAAGTATTCACACTGTCCATCAAGGAATCCCTCATAGAAGAGATTCCCATTTTGACGTTTTCAACACCCTTCTGAATTGGACCCAAATCGACACGATTGGCCGCATCATTGATACCGTCAATCGTGTCGACAGTTTGTTGAATGCCAACAGTATTGGAGCCAATCTTTCCGATCGCAGAGTTTGCTTCGGCGGCAGACTGCTGCACCTGATCGGACATCTTGTTCGCAGCGGATGCGACACCGGTCAAATTGACGTTATCGGAAGCGGCGCCAATCTGTTGAACGCTCTTCTGAACGCTTGAACCCATCTCGGCAAAGTCGTCAGCCGCTTTTGACGTGGCTTTACTGACAGCCTTCTGCATATTGAATGCAGACTTGGAGACGCTATTAAACTCGATTTTCTTGGCAGCTTTATCGAGCTCTTCAAACGACTCGGTGTCGCTGAATTTGAACGCTTTCTTGAGCTGCTCCAAAGCCTTGGCAACACGAGATACGCCTTGCTGCAAAGACGAATCGTCCATAGACAGTTTGACCACACGTTCATCGATGTTAGCCATTAGTCACCGCCCTCCAAGCCTCGTCGGCAAATTGATCGAATGTTTTTGCAAGCGCCGGGTTGATGTAATCGCGTCCAGCGACGTATCCACCAGTTCCGGTGCCGTGTCCATACTGGAGAATAATGGCGATGTTCACGCCATTATTGACATTGGAATTGGTAAAAATAATTTCGGATCGATGTTTCGACCTATGGACCTCATACTCCCAGGCAGCGGCTGTCGCGCCGCTATCAACAGGTGTGGCGTTGGACAAAGCATCAACGCCGCGACGTCCGATTCGATCCAATACTTTGAGATATCGTTGCTCTTTGATGTTAGTGATAAAACGATCAAGGCCACTGAAGTCGCCGTTGACCTCAACCCTGATACCAGTCATGACTAACCTCTCGTGTTAAAACGTTTACGATTCTCCGCAAGGATACGAGCACGTTCGGCTCTGTTGTCTTTGGCGCTCATACGATTGCGTTTATCGCCCTTCGAATTTTCCACATCGATAAGACGTATCAATGTCAACAAACGATTGATGTGCCAGTATTGAGCGCTCCAATCAATGCCTCGGGCAATCATCGCAGCGTAGATGGTCTCGGAAGATGTGAATGATTTAGCATGTTGCTTGGTTTCACGTCGATCGTTGATCACGGTTGCAGTATGAGGATCGGCAATGTACTCCTGAATGGCCAGCCTATCGGCATCGATCAAGCGAAAATATAAAGAAAGGGCATGTCCAGAATCCTGATCCATGCACCAAATGTAATAATTGCTCTCCTCTTCGGTTTTGGATTCCTTGGAGAAGAACGGCTTCTTAAATTTTGATTCCCATTTTGAGATCGCGACGAGATTATGCTCAAGCCTTAAGGTCACGGCGGGAGCAGCCGCAACAAATGTTCCAGTGTTCTCGTCATAACCCTCAACCTCGGGAAGAGTGAGCTCGAGCATAATCATTCCTTACTTGACGCGAAGAACCTGACCCGGATAGATAAGATCAGGATTCGACAAACCATTCAGATCACAAATGTGCTGCCAACTGGTGCCGTATTGAGCGGCAATAGTCGACAGATTATCATCCATCTGAACCGTGTAGTATTCGGCAATCGGCTGGGGTGATCCTCCGGAAATATTCAGCACCTCGCCCGGATAAATCAAATCGGGATTGCCAGAATGGAATCCGGCGATCTGAGACTGATCCACACCAAGTTTGGCAGCGATCGTTGACAGGGTATCGTTGGGCTGAACCGTATATGTCCGACCCGAGGATACGGGAGCAGCGAGCTTCTGATTCACCAACGCCTGAACGGCGTCATAACGACCGCTAAGCTTCTGCTTGCGAGCATCGCCGTCACCGAATTCGCCGTGAATCACGGCATTAGCGAGATCGTCATCGGAACGTCCGGCAAGCGGATCGGCAGGCTGCGAAGGAGGAACATTCGAAGTGTTTCCGCCACCGGTCACATACTTATCATATGTGGCTCCATCACCGTAGAACTTATCGAGATCCAGATCGCCGTCATAACCAGGAAGACGACCGACAGAAGAATACTGGCGAATGACGCAAGCGTAAGCATTTTCATTCCACGGAGTATCCTGATATCCGGTAGGGACATTGTTCGCATACTGCGCGATCCACAGCCCACAATTCTGACGATTGGCAACTGGGGCAACCTGAGTATAACGGGATGCGCCTGTGTAGATAATCGGAGGAATGCCAGTACGAGCCCTCACCTGAGCAACGACTTGTTCAAGATACCCCTCGTTACCCCAAGCGGAATTTTCATCGGATTCCCAATCGATGCAGAACAGACCTTTACTGACCCAATTGGCACAATTATCGACGAAGTAATTGGCTTCGGCGATGGCGTTGCCACCGGAGACGTAATGATAGACACCGAAACGTTTTCCGGACTGACGTGCCTGCTCAACTTGTCGAGCGCAGTCAAGAGAAACGTATCCAGTGCCCTGAGTAGCCTTTGCAATGACAAAATCAGCCGGAACGGCGGCAAGATTGATACCAGCCTGCCAATTCGAGACATCGATACCATTGAGAGACATAATAACTCCTTTCCGTTACAATGGTCAGGCCCTCTGAAAGATGGTGGTCAAGAAAACGTATAACATCATTTATGGCTAATATTACTATCTTCCAGAGAGTCTGACCACCATAAAGGTGGTCAGGAAGAATTACTTCCTATTTTGAACGACTCAGGACATGGTGAGCGCGTTCGGTTCGTCGAGATCGTACTATTCGGTATGCGAAACTGCAACACCGCTGGTCTTAAACATGTCAATCACTTCAGAGATCGAAGGCAAAGTCGGAGCGCTGTTGTTATCACGTCCGTACAGCTTATCCTCGAGTTCCTTGAGCTTCGCCGCATCGACCTTGGTAGAATCAATGGTGACCTGAGCGGTTGCGGTCACACCATCGACGCCGGATTCGACCGGATCGGTGCTGATCTCCCAACTCAGGGTCTGGGCCTCAGGAGAATTATTGACGGTCGCGTATTCGCGCTCGGACGGGGCTGCGGTGGCTCCATAGATCAGGTGCAGCTTGTAACCGTAATTGATTCCAGCGGTATCGTTGCCGATCTTGGTACGGTACGAAAAACCGAACTTACGACGAGCCTGCTGACCGACGGTAACGCCCGGAGCAGGAGAGGCCTGACCATCACACGGAGCGAACTCCGGCGGATAAGTGAAGGCCTCGATGGTGGCGCCGAATTCCTCAGCGGAAGTCAAGGTCAGGTACTTGATGTTGTCGGCGTACTGAGCGGACGCTTCAGCGCCGGAAGGTGATTCGGTGACACCAGTCAGACCGTTCCAAGCGACACCGGCATCGTAGCCGCTGCCGTCCTTCTTCATGACGAACAGAACGCCACGATCGACGCCAGTCTCATACCTACGTTCGCCGGTCTTATCCCAAACAAGAGCTGCCATGGGATACTCCTTTCAGAAATAAATGACAAATGAGTCGTGATGCAAATTTTCAATGATGTAATGCCTGTCAAAGAGGCATTTCGGAAGCATCGCGACTCGATCTGGTATGGATGAATCGGGATCCTTTTCGATGACAGTCACCTGGTAACGTTTCTCATAAATATAAGGCGCATCATCAGCGAACTGTGTATCGGCACTCGTCCGTTCATAGACGATTGCAGGATATTCGATTCTTGACGGAGCCTGAAAATAAACATGCTCCGAAAAATTCTGTGTCACATTGCGAACATTCTCGGGAAGTCCCTCATAAGCTTCACTCATGATGTTCTCAAGTATCCGTTGTAGTTCCTCACGGGGTCTGCTCATGGTACTCACTTCCCAGTTGCAATATGACACGGGGGCGCTGGATCTGAACGGACGTGATTTTCCACAATCCGCCCATCCAACGCACATAACGCAACGCTTGCAGATGATCATTGAAATACGGGTCCAAGATGATCGATATCGACTGATCCAGTCGCATCGGTTCATTCACCTCGGACCCTGTATTCCAACGAACGGTATTGCGAATGACAGTGCCTGTGTACTGTCGTTCGACAATTTCATCTCGATATACACCGGGAGCCGTCTTCACCTGTTCCGCGAATCCTACTGCTCCAGCGAATCGGGCCATCGATCACCCTTATATCAAGCTGATTGTGCGGGAAGCGTTGCCTTACCGTACTTGCGAGCCTTGCCTTCAGCAGTCGCTTCGACCACGGAGATGACCTGACCACTGGTTCCGGTGATCTTTTGTCCCGGAGTGAACGCAGTCCAGTCGGAAGTCGTCACCGTCTGATCATACGTGATCGTCGGAGCGGCATTCGCTGCGGTCACACGATAATACCGAGTGTTACCTGATTCGATTTCAGGTGTCACCGTCACCGAATATCCGTCGGCTCCAGGTGTGACACCAACGGTCAAGGTTCCAAGCGTAGGAGCGGTAACCGTGATCTGAGCTTCATCGGTCACCTTGCTGCCATCCTGAGCGGAAGCCACGATATGGGCAACGCCGGAGGTCTTTCCGGTAACTACACCAGATTCCGATACGGAAGCAACAGCCTCCTGCTTAGAAGACCACTTGACATTTTGATTGGTCGCATCGGTCGGGGTGATTGTCGCCCTGAGCTGAGCAGTGCCTCCAATAGTGATCGACTGAGTGGAAGGAGTGACAGCGATGGCGGTTACCTTCTTGTCAGTCGATTCAGGAGGCGTCACGCTTTTGGGGCTGCCTCAATCACGATCGCGGACTTCGGCTTGGTCAGAGCGGCGGACATACGAGTCTCAATCAGGTACTTGTACTGGTTGTAATCGATGTCGAAGTTGTCGAACGAAGTCACATCACCGCCACGATCGGTGCCGACGGTGTAATCGCGAGGATCGACGATGATGGCCTGAAGGATGTTTTTGTTCTCCAGCTTGAAGTTTTCAAGCAGCGGAACCTCAACGATCTTCTGGACACCAAGCTCGAAAGCCAGAGCGGTATCGGAGTCGTACAGACGACGGCCCATCTGATCACGCTGCACGGCGAAGCTGGCATGAAGGGTCGGGGAAACGAACGCGGTCAGATTGCCGGAACCCATGTAGCCGACCTTGGACTGACGGATACGGTCGACCAGAGCGGTCTGGGTTTCGTCGGCCTTGCCCACGGAATGCATCACATACAGATTGTCGTCGGAAACGATCGGACGAATGCATTCGGTGTTGATGTGATCCTCAGCGGAAACTTCACGACCGTCACCGATGAGGAATGCACGAGCGACTTCCTCATCGAGCTGGATACGCATTTCACGCATCAGGAAGTTCACCATGGAGAACTCAGTGATGTCGAGCACGTCATCACGGTCCACCTTCTGCTTCTTGTAGACGGTGGTCGGCGTGGTCTGACGCTTGTACGCCGTGATCATTTCATCGAACTTGCGATGGTTGTTGTTACGATCAAGCGTGAAGCCCTTAGCACGAGCCTCATCCGGAGTCAGGTCAACGTACGCGGACTTGATGCGAGTCCACGGAACCTTATGGACGCCGTTCAGAAGACCGGCCACCCACTCAGTGTCGCGCTTGTACAGATCGGGCTCGGTACGCTCGGCGCGGGCATTCGGGAAGAACACGTCGATGTTCTTGATGCCGTAATTCTGGGCATGCTGAAGCACGAACTTCTGAAGAGAGCCAGACGGATCGCGCTGAGCAGCTCGGAAGAAGTTCTCCTGAGCATGGGCGAAATCAGTAGCACCCTTCACACCTTCAGAATGCATAAAGCTCTGATAATCATCAGAGTGCTCAAAAGACGTAGCGCCTTCGGTAGCATTGTGTTCGAAGATATTCATTTCATCTCCTTCATCCGCCGACTGTTCGACGGTTTGCTGTTTATTGGATTGTTCGCCCTCGGTCTTGGCCGATGTGGTCTTACCCTCATTCAGAGCCATACCGACAAGACCTTCGACAAGCGCCTTCTGCTTATCATTCAGACTGTCGTAGACCTTCTGAGGATCCTCATCATCCGATTCAGAATCGGAATTGTCCGAATCAGTTTCTTCGGATTTTGCGGTTTGTTTGGCAGAATCGTCGGAAGCTGGTTCATCCTCTTTCTTGTGCTTCTCCACATTTGCATCTGCGTGAAGCACTTCATTCAGAGAATCTTCAGAGAATACCTCCGAAGGATCTCCAGACTCGTCACCTTGTTCGATCTCGCACAGGAAATTAGCGCTGATCGAGGACGGATCCTCAAACGAGTCACCGTCATCAGAATGACGAATCACATTATCAATAGTCGCCTCCGGGTTAGCTCCAGCAAAGACCAACGACACTTCACGGATCTTACCATGAAGCACATCGGCTCCTTCCTGGACTACCTTATTGGCCGCAATGGACAGCGACATCATATCGCCATGCTGAATGATGCCACGAGCAGCCTTACCGGCATCGGTATCATTCAAATAGCCATATGCATAGACTCCATCATCACGGTTTTCCAGCAACGCTTTACCGATCACCGAAAGCGGACTGGTATGATCATGCTGGAACACCAGAGGAACCACGGTGCCATCCTGATCGGCGAATGCATCCTTACGAATGACTCGGCCATCGGAGCAAAGAACATCGTTCTTTGTAGCATAGCCACTGAAATCACTCTTAAAGCCATCAGCCATACGGATCACTCCTTTCTCAAATTAATGTTATTTCTTCGTTCTAGACTTTTTCTTCGTCTGAACAGCTTTGGTCATCGAAGCATCGGAATAGAGTTTATTAATTTCGCTATCCAGAGCCTTCGAATAATCAGAACGGGTCTTCTACGCAAACTCGATATACTTCTTCTGAAAATCGGCTTTCGCTCGAGCATTGTCTTCGCGCAATCCTGCGATCTTGCGTTGAATCTGCTTACCGAGCGTCTTCTTCTTTTCAGGAGTAAGTTGTTTCATTTGCAATTGCAACTGACGAATCTGATTAGCCATTTCCACTGAAGATGAATAAATCTTTTGATTCCGATTACTCTGTTCCTTCTTGAGAACCGAATAACGTTCCTCTCGGATTTGTTTGGTAATATAAGCTTTCGCTTGCTTACCTTCATCATTCAATGTCTTGCCTTGAGTATCATATCCTTTGAGGTGTCTAGTCTTCATGTAATATTCATGAGCTTTGACTGGATCATAATACTTCGATGTGTAGTGTTCAAACGATTCGGTCATTCCAGTTCCTTTTCAAGATCTGCAAGATCAGCATCATTCTTATTGAACGCTGCTATTTCCGCATCGTATCGTTCCTGGGTCATTGGTTCTTCGTCAGAGCCTTCAGACTGACCTTCATCAGTAAGACCGAACATATCCGATCCGGAATCGGCCTTGTTGAGGTTCTTGTTACGAAGCTCATCGGCAGCAGGATCGTCGACTCGAGACATGCCGAGAACCGAACGGAATTCGTTCGAGGTCATGATCTCGTTTCGTGTGAACTTATCAGCGAGTTCAGCAATCTGATCGACCGGAGCCAGCTTGAACGGATCTCGGAAGAATTTAATGGTCTGTCCTTGAGATCGAGCGGTCTTCGTAAGGAACTTGGCGTTCATCGCATCACAGATCGACGAGATGATTGGTTCAATTGTGCGATTGTGATAGTTCAGCATTTCCTCAGCAGTAGCGGTGCCATTAGCAATGGCTTCCGATACGCCCAATTGACCGTACAACATGGTTGTCAGGTATTTAATCTGTTCGAGAAGATTATTCTCAACAGATCGATTCAACTGGGTAATACGTTCAGTGCCATCGGTATAGGCGATACCATACTTCGAACCAGTGAGCTGCTTTTCGATTTCAGAACGACGACGTTCCGCTTCCTTACGGCGAGTATCAGACTTAATCGTATATGGAAGCTGAAGAATCAAATCCAATTTTCCAGAACTGGATTGATCATCAATCGCATCCAAAAGATTAAGTTTCCGAATCAGTCGCTGAAGCGTCGAATTCGGTTCATTCATGACCGAGTATAGCGGGTTCTCGACAATAGCTATCAGAGTCTTGGGGAGAACAAGTTCTTCTCGTTGACCGGAAATATCGTTATACACCGATACTCGAACATGCTGAGGCATCCAAGCGATGATCCTGCCGACCCTCAGTTCATAAATGTCATATGAACCGGATGAGTTCGGATTATCAGATGTCTTCACCGGAACTGCCGCCGCAACACCATCATCGAACATGGTGGTTGTCAAATCATGAATGAACTGACGACCAGTTTGATCGATATTAGCCGCAATGTTGAGACAATCGTCCAAAGGATCCTTGATTTCCTCAATGTATTGGCCTTGAGTATCCAATCGGCAATGTCGAATTGTCAGTGTCGACACATCGAGAGCAACCCTATTATACAACGCTGAAACAATAGACCGTTCGTTTCCACCGGTGAAATAAGGCCGATCTGGATTCAACGAATATGATTGTCCAACGTTTGGAATATACTTTCCTGGAGGAGTCGAAAAAGCATTCCAGAATTTGCTGATTCTTGTTAATGCGGTAGCCATGTCAGTTCATCACCTTCTTTCGAACAGCTTTGGCAACGAACTGGTTGTTCGACGGCTTCTTTCGAACTGCCTTAGCCGCAGGCATATTTGAAACCCATGATTCTGGAATTAATTTCTCCAATCCCAGAGCCTTGGCGCGTTGTTTGATCCACGCTTTGGCTTTCTCAGGGTCTTTGGAGCGACCATACGAACTAATGGCATTCTTCAAATCTTTTTCGTTACGAATTGGAAAGCTTCCATCAGGAAGAGCCTCTCCTTCTCGCGAAAGTTTTTTACGAAGAGCAGCCTTAAATTCAGCCATGATTCACCTCCTTACTCGAATGCATCTCGATTGTTCTTGAATGCTATAAAAGCATCCATCATTGCGGCAACGGCATCGATCTTGTCTTCGCGACGAGCCTTGTATAGCTTTCGATTACCGTTGGTATCTTCCAATGTCATACAGTTCGCCATGGTGAATGACATCAATGATTCATCAAACAACAAACGACGATCTTCAGCGAGTTTCTTCAATTCACCAAGCGGAACGGATTCCGTCTTGGCTCCTTGAATGACTTTCTCAATGGCGAAAGCACCATTATCTTGGGTCCATCGTTCGACGAATCGTTTGGCATTGTACGGATCATAACCGAATGCGCGAACATCATATTGGCAATCAATGATGTGTTGATCGAGATCATCGTACACCAGATCCATGTCAAGAGTGGTTCCTTCCATGATATGCAAAGAACCTTCTCGAATGAATTCCTCATACTTCTGACGAGCAGCCGTAGGAAGTTTCGTCAAGGTATACTCGGAAATATAGTTTCGAGTCTTGATTCCGAACACTTCACCACGCAGTGGGAATATGAAGGTGAACGAACAGAAATCGTCGCCTTGTGAAAGATCGGCACCGAGTGCGCATGGTAATCCCCAGAAGTCCTTCTTGGTGTGCGGAAGTGTTTCCTCAAACGTAAAGAAGTAGGTATAGCCTTCCATAGGAATGCCGAAACGTTTGGCCAAAATATCATTGCGATTGGCCGGCGCTTTCTCAGCACGTTCGACATCATTCTGTAGCGTTTCATACGTTACGGTGATACCAATGTTCGGATTCGATTTCATCCAAGTTGAAGGATCGGCGACCTCTTTGACATCATCCTGTCGATAGTAGAATATCGAAGTGTGAAAGTCCTGATACTCGCCTTTCAGAATACTCATAAGCTCAAGCTTGATGGTATCACCGACCGAATTACGGACGGTGCCTTCGGACGACGTCGCTACGATCAGCCAATCGGAACCGCCTCTATCGGATTGCTCTTTGGAAGCACCTTGGGCCAACGCACCGACAACGTCTTCGCGAGTATCACCAGAAAGCCACTCGTCAATAGTAGCGATCTTAGGTCGAGCTCCCTGAAGTTTGTCAATGGACATCGGACGAACTTGGATGAGACTGTTCGTCGGAAAATATTGAATACCAACCTTTGTCGACGCCAGCATGACCTGATTGCCCGTGACACCGCCACTTCGTCCTGGGAGTTTTCCTTGCGTCATCATCTTAATCGCCGGTCCTGGAGCTCGCTGAATAGCGGTGCGAATCGGCGACATGATCTCATCGGCAAGTTTCATGGTCGGTGCCACGACAATTCCAGTGGTGGTATTCGGATCGCACAGCAGCATGTATGCCTGCAAACATGTCGCATACAATGACTTGGCATTACCACGGGAAACGATCAAATACTGTCGATTGATCAAACGCTTTTTGATGCGTTTGGTGACGTAATGTCCTCCAGGACGATCGGTATTCGGAACATAGACCGATCGGTCCACAAAATAATACCATCCCCAAATCTGCTCGCCCCATAGCTTGAACGAATCGAGTAAATGAAGTGGAGAGCCATCGGTCAACACAAGTTCGTGCTCGCAGAAATTCACCCAATGCTCGACAGCGGTATCATCATAGTAAATACCAGGGTTTGCGATCATGGCGTCTATACGATTCATCTCCATCGAAATTTCACGACATACCGGGATTTCACCTGATAGCACTTTCTGACGAAACTCGCTATAGTATCGCGGAGTTGCAGTGTTTGACAGTGTCATACGCTACTTCTTTTTATTTTTTGACTTCGCATGTCGTGGCGTGGAAGGCGCGATCTTGCTTTCAGCATATCCTTTGAGAGCCGTCTTAAGATAATCTTTAGCAATTTCTTTACCCGCATCGATGGCCATAGATTTTCCGGTATCCAACATGAAATGAATGAATTTCTGGCCTTTGGATCGCGATGCCTCTTTCTGCTGAACCGTCAATCGATTATAATTGGCTATGGCATTGGTTCGATTCACCCAATCGTTAATTTCTTGGGTCGACATGTCCTGAACCTTCATGCGAGAAAGACGTTGATATTTCTCATGGTCGGATTCTTTGCGAATGGCCTTGGATCCTTCAGTTGAGTCCTTACCCGAATTCTTGTCGGAATCGCCTTCCCAATCTTTCTTGCCGCGAGCAGCTTGAAGTTCTTTGGTCGAACGTCGACGTCCCCATTTCATACCGAGGATGCCGAAATGTTCAAAACATAGCTCGACCGGATCAACAGCCTCAATGTCGTTATCCATCAAATGCTCCTTCCGCATTAACGTTCAATCGCCATTCAAGTTCTTGAATTTGCTTTTCCATAGATTGCACGAGGAATGAATTGGATGGAGGATCAAACAGCAGTCTGGTCTTAAGATAGATATAGGTTTTAATACCGTTGAGTTGCGACACATCTACTGTAAGATCCTCCCAGACATCACTCTCAGAAACGATCTGAAATCCGTCCGATGGACCAATACCTAACTGATGCAGAGTCATCAATGCCGAATTGATATCGATGATGATTTCCGGATCAAAACCATTAAATGTTTCATCGATGCCAAGCATCTGCTTGATCGTATTCAGGATCGAAGATTGCAATAGCGTACCCATTGATCCTCATTTCACTCTGACGGTAACATCTTGTTCGAGATGTTCGTCATTAACGTCATAACTAAAAAGCAATACGCTCACGATGAGCACCCATCCTATGCGTGTGGTAATATTTGGCAACTTTCGGCAACAATGCGATCGCCATCTTTTGTGTCGAGACAGATCCAGGAAATGTCACCGGTTTTAACTGTTCGCACTTCCTGTTGCTGATCCCTGGTGACAATCACGAAGCTACACATGACGCCTAAGAGGATCGCTGAGATCAATGCCGACATTATCGCCGAAACAAATGCTACGATCTCAAATGTGGTATGTTTGTTCATGTTCACCTCCATGGTATCATATCGTTGGGAAAACGTTCATTCATGATCCGAAGTTGGTCTTTATCGCCGTAGTGAATGGCGTTATGGGTTGCCAGAGAACACGAGATAAGAAACTCTGGATCAAGCATGTTGCGATCTGCATGTTCGATCTGATCGGGAGTCAATGGATTCATGTGATGAATCATGATCTTTCCTGGTATCGGGTAATCCCGATGACCTAGATCAAAACCATTGTCTCGAGCGATCACATAATCTCGAACATCATACCATTCTTTCGAATGATAGAATCTCTGGTTCATCCATCGTTCGTTACCGAATGTCGGACGAGCGACTGTTCCATTCAGAGCCAGATACTCGAAACGTTCTTCATATGATTCGATACGCATGAGTTCTGAATAAGTTCGAATAATGCCATTCATGATCGAGCCTCGGTGACACCGATCTGGTTCTGGTAATGGGAACCAAGTCCGACTGAACCATACATCCGATCAACTTTGGTGTTGAGACGAATGAAACACAACTGACCGATAAGCATTCCAGGCTTTAATAGAATCGGGAATTGATTCTCGTTTTTGATTTCCAAGGTTATGGTTCCTTGGAAACCAGGATCAATAAACCCAGCCGTGACATGCGTCGTCAGACCGATACGTCCCAACGACGATTTTCCTTCGAAACGACATGCTAGGTAATCGGGGATCGATACTGATTCGACGGTTGATCCAAGAATGAATTCGCCAGGACGAAGAGCATATTCCATATTGGCGACGTTAAGGATATCCATCGATACGCCACGTAATTCTTTCGATGAACCGTCAATGATATGTATCGCTGAATCGTTAGTCTTCACGAATCGCTTGATTCGTGAATCGAGTCGAACATCATAACTGCACGGCTGCAATTGATCTTCATCAAATGGATCGATCAAACCACAGTTTTCGGCGAGGCCTCGAATGGTTCTATCTGATAAAATCATTCTTCCACCTCTTCTTCGCCTGATGGCATGATATAGCCCTGCATGGCTTTGACTGCGTCTTGGAAAAGCTTGGTTTGATCTTCGAGGTTATTGATGGCATGAGTCTGCGCTTCGATCTTACGATTCTCATACCTCATTTTTTCCATCTCAAGCTTGTTTCGAGATGATGCTTGCTTCAAGAAGTGTACGGTCTCTGCTGAGGAAGCGGTCCCCTCTCTTAAACGACGTTCAACAAGATCCATAGCGAGCGCTTCGAGCTGTTGTTCACGTCCTTCCGGAGTCTTTTCAGGAATAAGTGGAGGGGAGATAGGTTCCTCGACCCGTTTGCGACGAGCCATAGGGACATCATCTCCTTTTGTTAGCGGATTCTCAACGCTATCGCAGAGTTTTCTAGGGGTATTGGGGAGAATCATGCTCGATCCAAGGAGTGTTTCCACCGTTTTGCAGCGGTACATGTATCGGAAACTAATTCGGAGAGCACCCAACACCCCCGGAGAACCCTACGAGAGCTAAAAAGCAATTCCAAAATATCCCCCGCGGGGTATTTTCGAGCAGATCGGAAGAGCGTCGTGTAGGGAAAGAGTGTAG